TATCAAACGAAAACAAAACAAAACCCAAAAACGAGAACCCAAAACAGATTTTTTATACGCAAACAGACATGACCCCGACCCCAATCTATTCTCTATCTACGGGGGGCGACCAGCCTGAACCAGCGGCAACCGGCCATGACCGGCCGAGATTAGAAACGCCGGTGGCTGACGCGGCGGGTTCGCTGGCTGACGGTCTGGGGGGCTGGTGTAAAGAGGTGCTTGGCTATGAGTTGATGCCGTGGCAGTGGCATACGTTGTGGCATCAGCTTGCGGTTGACGGCAATGGGGATTTGTTGCACAGGTATGCGTTTACTTCGACGGCGCGGCAAAACGGTAAGACGGTGGCGCTTGAGTTTTTGGTTGCTTTTTGGTTGTGCAAAATGCCTGAAATACGGGGAGAAAAGCAGCTTGTGTTGAGTACCGCGCACAGGCTTGATTTGGCGGTCATGTTGTTTGACGAATTGGCCCCCAAATTAGAGCTGCATTATGGGGCAAAAGTAATTAACGCTTACGGCCGTAATTCGGTGCTCATGCCTGACGGCAGCAAATGGGTTGTGCGCGCGGCGGGGCCGTCAGTGGGTCACGGCATGAGCGCCAATCTCATTGTGGCTGACGAAATTTGGGATATATCCGGCGAGGTTATTGACGGCGGCCTTATCCCCAGCCAGCGCGCCAAACGTAACCCGTTGTTGTCGATGTGGTCAACGGCTGGCACCGAAAAAAGCACGGCAATGCTTAAGTGGCGTGAGCAAGGGCTTAAATCCATTGATGACGGTGAGCCGGGCAGCCTGTATTTTGCGGAGTGGTCACCGCCCCCGGACATTGACCCGATGACGCCAGCGGCTTGGGGTTGGGGTAACCCAGCATTGGGGCATACGTTGACCGCCGAAACAATCAAGGCCGAAAGCGAGAACCCTGACCGCACACAATTTTTGCGGGCATCAGTAAACGTTTGGGTGGCGTCAGACCAGAGTTGGCTTATGCCCGGTCAATGGGTTGGGCTACAAACCGCCGACCCGGTACCCGCTGGCGGTGTGATTGCTATAGAAAACAGCGTTGACGAAAGCCGCTATTTTGGTGTGCGCGCCGTCGCCATGCCTGACGGCCGCACATGCCTAACGGTCGCATTTGTCGCCAACACCTACCAAGACATGCTTGCCGCCATACAGCCTTACATTGCAGACCCCAAAATTACGTTTGCGGTTACCCCGTCGATTGACCTGCATTGGCCGACCGAGCTTGAGCGCCGTAAAACCGTGGTTGGCTACGGCGAGCTACTTAAGTGGACTGACCCGGTACGGCAACGCATACGTCAAGGGCTGGTTTGCCACACCGGTGAAACCATGCTGAGCGAACACATACAGCGGGCCGTGGCAGTCAGGTCACAAAACAGCATTGCGTTAAGTAGCCAACGGTCGCCGGGGCCGATAGAGCTGGCGCGCTGTGCCGTGTGGGCGTGTGCATTGGCAAGCAAGCCAAAAGCGTCAGGCAAACCAATATTGGTGGTGGCTAGTTAACTACACTGTGCGGCGGTGGCAACGCGGTAACTATCCTTTCTGTCGGATACAGCCAGCCGCGTTGCCACTATTTGACGCCACCTATACGCCATACTTGACCTATGGCAATATTTGGCCGCACACGTAAAGCCGCAATTAGCCCCGCGCCCAAGACACAGGTGGCGGCAGCAGTCGGCGGATACTCACCCAACAGCGCCGGGTTGGGCGCGTCAATGATTGGGCAGTATTACACCTACCAAGAGGGTGACGCACGCAACCGCGCAGTAAGTGTGCCGACAATTAACAGAGCGCGTGACCTTATGGCCAGCGTTATCGGTTGCATGCCGTTGCGTATGTATAACGAAATGTGGAATGGCGACGAAATGGAAAAGGTGCCGTTAGCGCCGCGCACATGGTTGCGGCGACCTGACCCGACCGTACCGTATCAATTCCTCATGTCGTGGACTTTTGATGACCTTTTGTTTTTTGGGCGCGCTTTTTGGTATATCACTAGCCGCACAGCTGACGGATACCCAGCCAGCTTTACCCGCTTGCCTGCGGGGTCAATCACCACGACGGATATGGTCGGGCCTGTCTGGTTCGCACCCTCAAAGCAAGTGTTTTTTAACGGCGGTCAACTAGACCCCAACGATTTGGTGCAGTTTCTCAGCCCGTCGCAAGGTTTGATTTACGCGGCACCGGGCGCCGTCGAAACCGCGTTACGGCTTGAGGCCGCACGCCACCGCAACGCAACCAGCGCAATACCGGCCGGAATACTCAAACAAAAAAGCGGTGAACCGTTAAGCGCGCAAGAGCTTGGCGACCTTGCGGCGGCGTTTAATGCGGCGCGCGCAACCAACCAAACCGCGGCGCTGAACGAACATTTGGACTACCAAGAAACGTTGACCAGCCCTGACAAAATGCTTTTGATTGAGAGCAGCCAATATCAAGCGCTTGAGGCCGCACGTTTGGCCAATGTGCCGCCCTATCTAGTTGGTGTTTCCACCGGCGCGTATTCATATCAGAGCGCACAGCAGGCGCGTGCAGACCTTTACATTTTTGGTGTAAAAATTTATGCTGACGCAATCGCGCAAACCTTGAGCATGGATAACGTTCTGCCGCGCGGCACTTATGTGGAATTTGACGCAGATGACTATTTAGAAGAAAACTACGTGGCCGACCGCGAAGATGAGCCGAAAGAAAACACTCAACAGCGATTGGCTGACCGCTAATGCCGTACTACGTGACAAACAATGCGCGCGGTTGTGATGATTGGGCTGTTGTCGATATTGACGGCGAGCTCATCGGGTGCCATGACACCAAACAGCAAGCCATTGACCAAATGGTTGCCGTTTCACAAAGCGAGGGCATTGAGCCGGGCGGCGAGCTGAGCGGCCCAAAACCCAAAATTGATTTACACAAGAGAGGCACACACATGATTAAATTGCACGCTCAACAATTCAGCGTTGACAAAAACAGTGAGGGCATGCCGCGCCGCACAATCAGCGGCGTTGCCGTGCCCTATAACACGTTTGCCGTGGTCACTGACAACACTGAGGTGATGTTTAAGCCGGGCAGCCTGCCCGTTGACGGTAAAGCACCGCGGCTGTTTATGTACCATGACGCCAGCCAGCCCGTTGGTGTGGTTACCGAGCGCGTAGAAACGCCAGAGGCCATGCTTTTTAGCGCCAAAATCAGTGCCACCACGCTTGGCAATGATGCGCTGGTTATGGCCGCTGACGGCACCATTGACCAAGTAAGCGTTGGCGTAAACCCCACAGAATTCAGCTTTGATGAGGCTGGCCGCATGATTATTACGGCGGCTGATTGGGTCGAATTGTCGCTAGTGCCCGTAGGGGCTTTTGGTGACGCGGCCAACATCACGAAAGTGGCGGCAAGTATCCACCACGCCGCGCCTAGTATCGGCAATACTGAACAGGTGACCGAAACGGAGACACAGACCATGACCACCGAAACCACCGCCCCCGCCGCAATCATTGAGGCAACCGTGCCAACCGCGCCACTGCCAGCGGCCCCCAAGCGCAAATTCGATTTGCCGACCGCCGCGGAATATCTCGCCGCTATCCACATTGGTGGCGAAACGTTGCGCAACGTGCAAGCAGCCGTTAAAGAATTTGTCAACGGCAAGCAGAGCGCATTGCAGGCCGCCGCTGGCGACACCCTCACCACTGACACGCCCGGTTTGTTGCCGGTGCCGGTGCTTGGCCCGGTGTTCCAAGACCTCAACTACATCAGGCCCGTTGTCGCAGCCGTTGGCGCGCGCGCAATGCCAGACGCCGGAAACAGCAAAACGTTCATTCGCCCAACGTGGACAACTCACCCCAGCGTTGCAGCACAATCACCCAGCGAGCTCTCGCCGGTCAGCGCAACCACCCCGGTGATTGCCTCAAACGTGGTGACCAAGACCACGCTCGCCGGACAAGTGACGTTGTCGGTGCAAGACATCGACTTTACAAGCCCGGCCGCGCTGCAAATCATTTTGCAGGACTTGGTTGGCCAATACATGCTCAAGAGCGATGACATTGCCGCCGATGCAATTACCAACGCCGCAAGCGCGTCAGGTGCAACGTGGACAGTGACCGCAAATGACCCGTCAACGCTCATTGCCGCAATGTATGACGCTGCAACCGACATTCTGAACGCCACCAACTTTTTGCCAGACCATGTGTTTGTTTCCCCAGACGTGTGGCAGAAACTTGGCAGCCAGCTTGACGCCGACAAGCGCCCGGTGTTCCCGTACACCGGCGCTGCTGGTCTTATGGGTGTCAACGGATTGGGCGCGGCCAACATCACCGTTGCCAACACGTTTAACCCGTTCGGCCTCAACCTTGTCGCTGACCGCAACTTTGCCTCTGGCACGCTTTACGTTGCGCGCGGCGCCGCGATTGAGTTTTATGAGCAGGTTCGCGGCCTTATGTCCGTCGAAGTGCCCGGCACGCTCGGCCGCACGTTCAGCTACTACGGCTACGTGGCAACATTCATTGCAGATGCCGACATGGTGAAATACATCGTCGTTAGCTGATAGCGAGGCCCCCAAATGGCGGCCTACACCGTCACATTTAAGCAACTAATTGACAACTACGCGGTGCTGCAAACGCTCACCGTCAATGAGTTAGAGGTTGGTCGCTCATTTACCGTGACCGGTGTAGGCGCGCCGTTTAATGGCACGTTTACGGTGTATGCGTTGCCCCAATACCTGTTTATCGGCACCGACACCGAGGGCGACCTACTGTTTGACGTTGACATACCCGTTGCAAACCAAGTGCTGTTTGCGTGCACGGCCGACAACGTTGACCGCACAGCCGCCACCGGCACCCTGACATTTACCCCCGTTTGCACATGGATTACGGCCACACAAATTGAGGATTGGCTAGGTATCGGCACCGCGACCGCGGCCGACACCACGTTTTTAACCCAATGCGCAAGCGCAGTCAACCAAATGGCGTGGCGCCGCCGTTTTGAGGCGGGCTACTTTGACAGCCTGACCACAAGCCCCAGCGCTGACGTAACGCTAGGCGCAATCATGTGGGGTGGCGCGCTGTATCGTGCCCGCGGCTCAATAGACACGTTTGCGAGCTTTACCGAAATGGGCACCGCCCCAACCGTAGGTTTGTCACCCATGATTAAACAGCTGTTGGGTATCGATAGGCCACAGGTCGCTTAATGCCGGTCAACTACACCGACCTATTTAACACGTGCCTAGACACGCTCAGCAACACGCTGAGCACCGTTACCGGGCTGCAAGTGGTCACAGACCCCCGCAATCTGGTGCCGCCCTGCGTACTCATCGGGGCACCCAGCTTTACGGCATTTAATTACAACGCCGTACGCATGACCTACCCGCTACAAATCGTGACGCT